AGATAACCGCTCAAGAGATGCAAGAGAACGGTGTAGCTCAGTTCTTTTTAGATAACCCAACTAAGAAATTTACACAGAAAGAAGTTTTAGATCTTATAGAAAGCAAAAGACTTAAGACTAATCCAGACTTAAGGTCCGATATAGGCAGTCCGTTAAAAATGCCTGATGAGTTTGTAAAGAGCTTCCAAACAAAGAAAGGATGGACAAACGTTAATTATCAAGAGGTTGATCAAGCTCGCGCATTGAGTGATTTTGTTGTACCGGGTCAGTCGTTAGCTACTATTAGAAAAATGGCTGAGAATGGCGTGATCGTTAAAACGGAATTTACACCTGAAGGCGCTGCCGGAAGCGCAGGCTATGGCTCATTTAAAATCTACCACAATCAAGATGCAGACACCTACATTGTAGAAACTCCTGACGGGGCTAGACGCTGGAATAGAGATCCAGAGCAAATTCAAGAGTTTATTTATGAAACTGATACATTCCTGCCAGCAGGGGACAGAATAACAAACACTAAGAATTGGGCACACGCACAACCAGGTACAGATTTAGCAACCTACGGTGAAGATATTATGCGGTTTGATGACAAGCAGCTTGGCCTGTTGGGTACGAATATGGTTTATGGGACAAACGCGCATTACGGAAGAAGCGGACCTTTCGCTAGATTTAATCTAACTAAAGATGCGGATGGCAATAAAGTTCTTCATACTCAAGAAATGCAATATGATATGAAATCCTCAAGAAGAAAAGCAGGAGCAGAGTTAAAGGCATACGATGAGGGATTAGAATATTTAAAAGAATTAGAGGGGAAGAAGGACTTAACTAAATTTGAATACGAGCAAATGAGAAATATTCAGAACTCCATAGCTCGCAAAAACGATGCTAATATCGTTGATGTAAATATGCAACAGAAACAACTAAACTTTGATTCAGTTAAAGATACGAAGGTCCCTTTAGGAGGGGGTAAGAATCAATTCCTTACATCTACAATATATAACTCTATAGAGAATGCTATTAAGAACGGAGTGACAAGACTTACTTTCCCTACCTCCCGAACAAGCTTAGATATGAGTAACCCTGGGCTAGGCGGAAGCGGTTTGACCAAGATGGACGGAAAAACTCCAGAAGGCTACAAAGGATATTTGAAAACAGATACGGAATTAGAAACAGTAGAGGCTAAGGGCGAATGGACAAAGCCTATAATGAATGAAAAAGGACTCCAACAAGTTTATGATATAGATCTACCCATCCAATTACAGAAGATCATTGATAAGTTTAATCTTAAGAGCGGTAAAACTACAATTGAGTACGGCCCTAAGAATAAGCCGATAACACGAGAGGTGCCTTATATTGATATTACTCCGGAATTGATTGAAGAGATATTACTTAAAGGTAAGCCTTTATACTCAAAGAAAAAAGAAAAAGGATTACTAGATTACGCATAAATAATTAAGGTATAATAAAGTTATGGCTATAAATACGTTTACAAACCTTAAGTCTGCAATCGCGGATTTTCTTAATCGAGACGACTTAACTTCTGCAATTGAAAATTTCATTGCATTAACAGAATCTCAAATAAACCGAGATGTTCGGCATTGGAAGATGGAGACACGTTCCAGTGGACAACAAAGCGCAGGTGATGAATATTCACAAGTCCCGAACAATTGGATGGAGACGATTAGATTTCATGTAACAGATAATGGAACTTCACCACTCGATCTAATGTCGAGAAAAGCAATGGAAGATAAGCGAGCAGGTGCGGAAGATACTACCGGTACACCTAGATACTATACACATGCAGATGGGCAATTCCAGTTATATCCAACCCCCTCGGCAGAAACGAACACAGAATTACTATACTATGCTAAACCAACGGCACTAAGTTCAAGTAATGCTGATAATTGGCTTTTACTAGAAGCACCTGATGTATATCTCTATGGAGCGTTATTACATTCAGCACCGTATCTAGGCGAAGACGAGAGGCTTGTTATATGGGCGCAAATGTATGGCGCAGCAGTAACACAATTAAATCAATCGTCTGAAAAAGCTAGATATAGCGGATCGGGCTTAACACTTAAAATACGAGGCTTAGGTTAGTCTCAATAGGAGAAAACAATGTCATTTTCAAACTTTTTAGAAACAGAAATACTAGACCACGTATTTGCAGGTGCGGCTTACACTGCTCCAACAACTAAATACTTGGCTTTGTTCACAGCAGCACCAGGCGAGACAGGTGGTGGTACAGAAGTATCTACTTCAGGTACAGCTTACGCACGAGTATCAGTTGCATTTACTACAACAGGTAACACTACATCAAACTCAGCAGCAGTTGAATATGCAACAGCAACAGGCTCAGGTTTTGGTACAGTAACTCACGTAGGTGTATTTGATGCTTCAACATCAGGCAACCTAATGGCTTATGCAACATTAACGTCTTCTAAAGCAATTGCAGCAGGCGATGTGTTCCGTGTACCTACAGGTGACTTAGATATTACGCTAGACTAATAGTCCTACAAAGGGTTAATTATGGCTTTTGAATATGGTGAATCGTATTATGGATTAAGGACTTTCGGTTCTAGTCTTGGTGAGGTAAAAGATGCTTCGGCTACGGCAACCTCTACGTCTAGTGTTCCTAATGTAAATTGGGAAGTTCATATTGGTAGTGGTCAATTAACCATAACCTCTACAACCTCAACTACTTGTTCAGGTGAGAGTTTCATACTTGAAGAGACAGATAAGTTTTCTTATGGCTCAGGCTTGTATGGTCTGAACGAATATACCCAAGGTGATTTACAAACCGTTGTAACTGCTACATCCTCTGCAACAGCATCATGTATTAAGATACGACTTGGTGAGGCAACAGTAAACGCAGTTTCTACTGTAAGCGCTAGTGCTAGAAGAGTTCCTGAAGGAAGTGCGCTTGTAAATGGTACATCCACCACAACAGCTAATACTACAGCTAATGGTGCAAGAGTAAGAGAAGCAAGTGCTATATCTAGTTCAACCTCTAGTTTATCTAACCCTAGTGCTACTAGAGTTAGAGAAGGATATGCTAACCCTTCTGCTAGTGCTACAATAACTGCAAACAGTGTATTCATTGTAAGTGGAAGTGCTACTGTAACTGCCTCAGCAACAATAGCAGCAATATGCAATAGGGTTAGATTTGGCTCAGGTACACCAACAGCCTCAGCATCGATAACCGTATTAGGATATGCGATTAGAGGTGGCATTGCCTCAACGACAAGCACCGCATCAATAACATCAGATTCTGAGAAGATCTGGCAAGGAATCGCTATATCTTCTCCTATTGCAACAATTACAGCAACGTGCAATAGAGTACAACATTCAGGTGCAGCAATAAGTACAACATCAGGTACGTTGGCAGTAGGCAGAGAGAAGTGGGAAGTTATAGCACCAACATCAACTACTTGGACGGAGATAGCAGCATGAGTTTAATACCACTACAAATACCACCGGGCATTCATAGAAACGGTACAGATTTTGAATCATCTAATAGATGGAGAGATGCTAGTTTAGTTAGATGGCATGACGGTTCTATGCGCCCTGTGGGCGGATGGACTGTTAGAAAAACCTCAGCATTTGCATCAGCACCTAGAGCAATGATTTCATGGGAGGATAATACGGGGGGGACTAATCTAGTAGCAGGAACGTATAACAAACTATATTATGTTAATGTGTCTCACACAGTAAGTGATATCACTCCTTCCGGATTAACAGTAGGAGATTTAAGTGCCTCACTTAATGTTGGCTATGGTGGTGGTTTCTACAGTAATGATAATTATGGCGTAGCTACAACATCCTCAGGTGTATATTCCGAAGCAACAACATGGGCATTAGATACATGGGGCGAATATCTATTAGCTTGTTCATCCAAAGACGGTAAGATTTATGAATGGCAATTAAACACATCAGTCTTACCAACAGCATTAACGAACGCGCCTGTCTCTAATAACTCTATGCTAGTTACAGAAGAAAGATTTGTCTTTGCACTAGGTGCAGGTGGAAATCCACGTAAAGTAGCTTGGTGTGATAGAGAAAACAACACATCATGGACTGCAGCAGCAACAAACGAGGCAGGTGACTTCGAGCTACAAACACAAGGCCAAATTATGTGTGGGATTCGCATGAGAGGCAGAACACTTATATTGACAGATCAAGACGCACACATTGCATCATATTCAGGACCACCATTTGTATATGGATTTGAAAGGGTTGGTACAGCTTGTGGTATTGCTTCAAGAAAAGCTATTGTGGCTGTAGATGAAGGCGCATTTTGGATGGGGCACAAAGGCTTCTATACATTTAACGGTTCAGTGGCTACAGAGATTAATTGTGATGTTTTAGATTATGTTTTCGATGATATTAACCGAAATCAAATTAGTAAAGCCTACGCAGTTCATAATTCACAGCATGGAGAGGTATGGTTCTTCTACCCTTCAGGCTCTTCTACAGAGAACGACAGGTATGTGTCTTTAGATTATAAAGAAAGTCATTGGTCTACAGGAACATTGGATAGAACAGCAGCTATTGACAGAGGCGTCTTTTCTAATCCTATTTGGTGTGATGGTAGTGGTGATTTGTACAACCATGAAACAGGCCATACGCATGGTTCTGTTAAACCTTATGCTGAGTCAGGACCTATTAGTTTAGGTAATGGTGATACAATAATGAAAGTAAACAATCTTATCCCTGACGAAATAACACAAGGTGAAGTTAAGGTTACATTTAAGACACGATTCTATCCTAATGCAGCAGAAACAACACATGGACCGTATACCCTGACAAATCCTACAGACGTTAGATTCACAGGAAGACAGGTTAGAGTGAAGGTAGAAGGTGTGGGTAATACTGATTGGCGTTCAGGCATTATGAGGATTGAAGCTAGATCTGGCGGTAGAAGATGATTAAGCCTCCTCCACCTTTAGGTACTGATTGGAAGAACTGGGGTGAACGACTTGTTTCTTACTTGACTACTAATACTGACAAATTAAGATACTTAACGTCAGGTGACTCAGCAGCAGAAGATGGCATCTTGATGTGGGATAGAGCTAACCAAACACTAGTCGTTTCTAAAAGCGGTGTCTGGGTAAAAGTTAAATTAGATCCATGATTATACCTGAAGAAATATTAAGATGTAGAGACTGGATTGAATCAGCTCTAAAGAAGGGCGGAGGTACACACAGTTTTCTTGATGTTGTAGAAGGTATTTTAAGTGGTCACATGCAATTATGGCCAGGTAAAGAAGGATGTGCAGTAACGGAGATCGTGGTTTATCCTAACAAAAGAGTCTTGCATGTTTTCCTCGCCGCAGGCAAGCTTGAACAAATTACAAATATGCATTCCGACGCGGTAGAATGGGGTAAAGGGCAGGGGTGCGAAGGCATGACACTCGTGGGACGAAAAGGCTGGAAAAAAGTACTAGGAGATAAGGGTTGGGAAGAACAACACACAGTTTTAGCAAAGGAGTTTTAAATGAGTAGCAAAGGCGGAAGTACAAACCAATGGACAGATATACCAGATTGGGTTAAAGACCCCACGGTAAGAAACATAGCCAGGGCGGAAGATGTTCAAAACATCGGGTATATGCCTTGGCAAGGACCGGATATTGCAGCAATCAACCCGAATCAGCAAGCAGCAATGCAAGCTAATATCGGTGCAGCGGAAGCCTTTGGTTTAATGCCAACAGGATCATTAACACCAATGCAGGGTATGCCCGCACCAACAACTTATGCAGACGGAACGCAAGGTTATTCAGGTATGCCTCTTTTTGAACAAGCTAAAGCCGATTTAGCAGCAAGTCAACCAGGCGACGTAGCTAAATATGACGCTTTATATTCTTAGGAGATAATTATGGCAGGTGGACCACAACCAGGCGGGATTACAACTAATCCGAACATTAATCAATTAGCTGCTCAAGGCATCGCCGGGTCGGGAATAGGCTCTGCAGCAGGTATGGGGTATAACCCTAACTCTGTTACAGCAGGTCAATTAGCCGGCAACGATATGTCCGCTTACATGAACCCTTATACTCAACAAGTTATTGATACTAATCAATCAGATATTTTAAGAGGTGCGGATATTGGGATGGACGCCTTAGGAGCACAAGCTCAAGGCGCTTCTGCCTTCGGTGGAGCTAGACATGGTATTGCCATGGGCGAAATAGGACGTAATACATTAGATCAACTCGCTAGATCTTCAGCAGGATTAAGACAGCAAGGTTATCAACAAGCACAACAAGCAGGGTTATCCGATATTAGTAATAAAATGGCAGCAGATCAATTCAATGTGCAATCTGGATTACAAGGCGCACAACAAAGATTAGGTGCAGCAGGTCAATTAGCAAACATATCAAATCTAGGTTTTGGCATGGGACAACAAGTTACAAATAACTTAGCTATGCAAGGTGCACAACAACAAGCAATGCAACAAGCATTAATTGATTCAGGTAAAAGTAGATATGAAGGTTATGTTGGACATCCTGGGCAAGGCCTGGCTTACCCAACTGCTGCACTAGGTGCTTCTCCTGTTCCTACATCTACAACGAAATCGAGAGATCCAGGTTTATTCGATTATCTAACTCTTGCAGCTACTGCAGCAGGACCAATAATGGCAGCATCTGATCTAAGACTTAAAACAAATATCACGAGATTAGGTAAGCTTAAATCCGGCTTAAATATTTATCAATGGGATTGGAAGGAAGGCGCTAAAGAGTTTGGTGCTGATATGAATCATACAATAGGCGTAATTGCACAAGAGGTTAAAGAATTATTCCCTAAAGCAGTTATGAAGATGGATAACGGCTATTATGCTGTTGATTATGCACAACTAAGGTAAATATGGCTCAACATGATGAGGCGTTCAGTGATTACTATAAGTCCATGGCAGATCTTGGTTATAGTCAACTTGAGGCTGCTAATAAGTTAGCAGCCCAATATGATATTGAGCCCATCGAACCTTTAGAAGGTCTTGATGAAACGAAATCATTCCTTGGTAAAGACCACAACTGGAACGACGGCTCTTCTCCTGTAGTTTACGGGGATCAACCTGTAGTAGAACCAATAGCAGATAATTCAACGAATCTACCGGATAATTGGTTTACTAATTTAGGACCGGGTGGACTAATGGACACTGTTGCACAGCATTATGTTCCTGCTTTTGGCATTATGCGGAACCTTGATGCTATGACCGACGATACCAAACGTCCGGGTACGTTATTTGGGATTTGGGATAAAGTGAGCAACTGGTATGATACAGAAGATCCTTTGGGTCTGCTTGGTACGACAGAGAATTCAGGATTATTCGACGAAGCGCCTTGGGACGAAGGAAGTTATACCTCTGTCCCAGGAGGTTATAGTTATGGAACAATTGATGGTATCGGGGTAGAAGACCCTAACTAGGAGAAATTATGGCAAGAATTGATGATATTTTACAAAGCTTAGGCGGATTATTAGGCATGGGAGGAGAAGATAAACAAAACCAAGCCATGTCTTTAGGTCAGGGCCTAATCGGAGGTCAAGGACCTTATGAAGAATTAGATTCCTTTAATTTTTCTCAACCTGTTAATGTGCAACCGGTAGATCCTCTTATGCAAGACTTTAAAAAGTCACAGGATTTCTCGATGACAGACCCTGATGCTACTGCTGGTGAGGTTATCACCGGACACCCCTCGTTAGTCGACCCTGATGTAGAAATAGCCCCTGACCGCCGCACAGATAAGGACAAGCTTTCCATCTTAGATGCAGCAACAAGAGCGAAGGTCTTAGCTGGTGATTTAACATTAGCCGACGCAATAGCCCCACCGGGAGAGTTTTTAAAAGGCCCCGACGGTCAAATGCAAACTCTTTTGAAGAAATCTAAAGACTTAAAGGGTAAAGATAAGGAAGGATTTCTAAAGAAATTATTTAATAACAGAGAGTCTATGATTCAATTAGCTTTAGCTTTTAATACAATGAGATTAGAACCTGATGCAGGTCTTGCTAAAGCATTAGGTACAGAATTAGCCTCTATACGTAAAAATAGCGCAAAGAGTAATCGAACATACGAGATACTTAAAAAGACGCACCCTAAGCTTTATGCAATGGTTCAAAGCGGCGAGGTATCATTAAAAGAGGCAATTAATATTGCTAAACTTGAAAAACGGGATATTAATGTTGGCTCTATACCTAAAGACTATCAATTGATTCAGAAAGACGGAAAATCTTATATGGAGGTTATCCCAGGAAGTAAAACAGCAAGAGAATTAGAAGCACAAGAAGGTCAACAGGTTCGTAAGATAGGAAGTCAACAAGATAAAACGAATCTTATCGGCAGTGAGGTTGATAAAGCGATCGAGATGCTTAGCTCAGAGGAATGGGCGTCAGGAGTTAAAGGCGCATTCGTTAGAGAACACGGAGGCTTCTTAGCAGCCTCAAGTCCTGCGATCAATTTAGAAGCGACAATTACTTCTATTAAGGCTAACATTGGTTTTGATAGATTACAAGTAATGCGAGAGGAATCACCTACCGGCGGTGCATTAGGTCAAGTGGCTGTTCAGGAATTAGTAGCATTACAAGCTACTCTTGGTAGTTTAGACCTTAGACAAAGTCCAGAATTAGTCATTGCAACATTAAAGAACGTCAAAGCTACTTATGATAAAAACATGGCTATTGTCTTGCAACAATATGGTGCAGAAGAAATGAGGAAATACGGCGTTCCTGTACCAGGGGAACAAAATAACAATGATCCATTAGGAATTAGATAATGCAAATAAAAGAATTCAGAGAACAGAATCCACAATATGAAGATATGTCTAATGCCGATCTAGGCTTTGGATTATGGAACAAACATTATAAAGACGATATGAATGCTTGGGAGTTTGCAGAAACTTTCGGTTTAAATGCTGATGATGTTGCATCAATGCGTCAACAAGGCTTAGGTCAAGGTCTTTCCGAAGTTGATATTGCAGGTGAGTTAGCTGAAACGGATGTAGATGTGGCGCAACCTACTGCTGTTTTAAATTCACAGACTTTAGGTTTAGGCGATGTTGTTAGTGGTGCTATAATGGCTACACAACAAAAGCTTTCCGATCCAGATAAGGATTGGTCTGACTTATATTCTAAGAACAAGCAATACGCAAGGAGTCAATTAGAATCATACAGAGAACAATATCCGACTGACGCATTAAAGGCTGAGGTAATGGGTGCATTTGCTAGTCCAGCAGCAGCGATAAAGTTACCTGGCTTTTTAGGTTCATTACCAACGAGTATGCAAGCAATGATACGTGGCTTTACAGAAGGAACAATCTATGGCGTAAACGAAGCACAAGATAACAAGATGGCAAGAGGTTTAGAAACAGGCGTGGTCTCAGCATTTATGACAGGTGGAATGGATAAGCTAATCCGAACACTTAAGCCTGCATCAAAAACAGTTAAGAGTTTAATGACTCTTAGAAAGAACCCAACTGTTGCAAATCTTAAATCAGCAAAAATAGCAGCTTACTCGGAAGTAGATAAGATGGGAGGTATCTTTGGAGTGAAGGACATTAAGTCTATTTGGAAAGCGGGTGATACTGCTGCTGCCAGTGGTCTCGCTTATAACCCTACTATTGATAAGACAGTAAAAACGATTGAGAAAACATTTAGAAAATATGTAAATAAAAAGCAAGCATTTACTCTTTCCGAGTTAGACAATATAAGAAAAGATCTGTTCCGGAGACAAAGTAATGCAAACGCAAACGAAAAGCTTATTATCGGTAAGATGATTGACCAACTCGACAATGTGATACATAGCAAGCCTATTGAAGGTGCAGCAATGAAGCTTGCTAGAAACTTGCATGGGAAATACATGAAGACCAAACAATTAGACGATGCTTTCAATGCAGCAAGACGTAGTGCGGATGCTACAGGTTCAGGCGGTAATATATTTAATCTATATAAGCAATCTGTTAAAAACATTTTAAATAGTCCCAAAAAGATGAAATTCTTCGATGAGGTAGAAACAGCTGCAATGGAGGGTTTCTTAAAAGGACCTCCAACTGAGAAAATGATGCGCATCTTATCTAAGGCTTCTCCTACAGGTAACGGATTAATCTTTGTTTTGACCGCAGGTGCGGCAACCCAGAATCCTGCAGCATTAGCTCTATCAGCAGCAGGTTATGCCGCAGATCGTAGTTTGAAAAAAGGCATACAGAAAAAAGCAGGACAGCTCATCGACGACATTGGAACAGGATTTGCTAACACAGCACCGGCGGCGCCTCTACCAGGAATACCTACATTGATGTCCGTAACCGCAGGATCGCCTGCAGCTTTAAACAACCCGGCAGAGGGATTAATCGATACAATGCCTGCAACAGAATAAGGAAACGATATGCCAGAAGAACTTAAACAAATGACAGAAGATGATATACAAAGTATCGTAAGTGATGCTATAAAAGATGCTGTTGATTTCGTAGAAAGTGAAATTGCAGAGTCAAGGATCAAAGCTCAGCGTTATTTTGATGGGGAAGTAGATATTGGTGAGGAAAAAGGTAGATCTAAAATAGTATCTACAAAGGTTAGAGATACAGTAAGAGCAATTAAACCTAGTTTGATGCGTGTATTCCTATCCTCCGAAAATCCAGTCGAATATATCCCTGCTAATCAACAACAAGTAGAAATGGCAGATCAAGCTACTAAATTTGCTCATTACGCCTTCCAAAGAGAAAATGGCTATAAACTAATCAATGAAGCTATACATGATGCTTTAGTTAAAAAGACAGGCGTACTTAAAGCTTATTGGGAAGATACATCCGAATCAGAGATTTTTGATTACTCTCATTTGACAGAAGAAGAAATGACAGCCCTGGTAGGTGAGAAAGAGATTACCGTTGTTGAGCAAGAGGTTGAGATGCATCCTGTAACAAACGAAACAGGAGAATCTGTAGATAAGCCTTATTATTCTTTGAAAGTAAGTAGGGTTCAAACTAGTGGCAAGTTATCCATTGAATCCGTACCTCCCGAAGAATTCTTTGTCGATCGGAATGCAAAAACCATCGAAGATGCTTATATTGTAGTTCATCGTACAGAAATGAGAGTCTCAGATTTAGTTTCAATAGGATATGATTTTGACCAAGTCTCAAAACTTTCAGGTTTAGCCTACGAAGATACATTTACTGATGCAGAGAAATACGAACGTTCAAATTACTCAGAAGATGCTAGTGAAGATATAACTGATCCTTCTATGCGATTAGTTGCTATATCGGAAGCCTATATGAGAATCGACGTTTATGGTACAGGCGAGGCAGTTATGCATAAGATTGTATTAGGCGGAGCATCTTACGAATTATTAGATCATGAACCGTGGGGTGACGTTCCTTTTGCAGTATTTGAAATTGATCCTGAACCACATACTTTCTACGGACGTTCTATTGCAGATTTGATTATGAACGATCAAGATGCATCTACAGCAATGATAAGAGGCTTATTAGATAATATTGCATTAACTAATAATCCTGCAATTGACGTAGTTGAAGGACAAGCGAATATCGATGATGTATTAAATAATGAAATCGGTGCTATACGACGAATCAAGTCACCTGGTGCGATTACGGTTAATGCCGTACCATTTATTGCAGGCCAAACTTTAGGCGCTGTTCAATATATGGATGAGCAAGTAGAGAATAAGACCGGTATCACTAGAGCTTCTATGGGATTAGATCCTGATGCTTTACAGAATACAACAGCAACTGCAGCACAGATTACTGCTCAACGAGGATCAGGACAAATCGAGGTAATCGCTCGAAACCTTGCAGAAGGAGGCATGAAACGCTTATTTAAACTGATATTACATCTATTAGTAGAAAACTCTTGTGAAGAGATGATGATGCGTTTAAACGGACAATATGTTCCTATGGATCCTCGCAGATGGAACGCAGATATGGATCTTACGGTTAATGTTGGTTTAGGCACTGGTCAGGAAGATCAAAAGCACATGGCTTTATCACAGGCCTTACAAATGCAAATGCAGATCTGGCAAAACTACGGTCCAACCAATGGCTTAGTAACGATGGTTGGGATTCGGAATACTTTAGGCGATATGCTAGGATTAGCAGGAGTACGCAATGTTGATAGATACTTTAGTCCTATGACACCAGAACAAGAACAACAACTAGTACAACAAGCACAACAAGCACAATCACAACAAACATCCCCAGAACAGGAATTAGCAAGAGCAACAGTCGAAGCAGAGACAATCCGAGCACAATCTAAAATGCAGACAGATAGCATGAAGATAAAAATTGATGCTCAAAAAGCTATTGCAACAGACGACAGAGAACGTGATAGAATGGATCAAGACCTACTTATTGAAGCAGCTAGGATATTGGGACAATGGGGACAAAAAATTGATGTTGAAGAAATTAAAAAGATGCAAGATAAGCCAAGATACGACCAAACTGAACCGACACAGGCGGTTACTACTGGTAGATATTAATGGCTAGTGCAGCTAATATAAAGAGATTGATGAACGATGAAACATTTAAAGATGTTATATCTGAAGTCATAGAACGACAAGCGAATGTGTTTTTGACTCCAGATTCTTCGACGGAAGAAAGAGACGATGCACATGATATTGTTCGTGCAATAGGGAAGATTAGTGATTACATGGATTCCGTTCTGGATGATGAGGTAATTAAGAATCGTCGAAATAATAAATAGGAGAACAGCACCGTGGCAACGACTGAAACCAAGAGCATCACAATAGATGATGCAGTAGAGAGCTTATTAGCTCCAGTGGAAACTGAAGAAGAGATTGTAGAGGAAGAAGCTCAGACAACAGAAGAAATTACCGATGAGGTAGAAGAATCTGCTGAGACCGAAGCAAGCGAAACGGAAGTTTCTGAAGAAGACGAAGATCCAGATATCGAAGGATCTTCTGACGTTACAGAAGAGGACGACGACGAAGCAATAGAAGACGCCGGTCAGGAAGAGCTTGAAGGCTATTCTGTCAAGATTGATGGACAGGAAGTACAAGTAACCTTAGATGACCTAAAGCAAGGCTATAGCGGACAACAATATGTCCAAAAAGGAATGCAAGAAGCAGCACATCAGCGTAAAGAAGCTGAGTCAGTCTACGAAGCATTACTTAATGAACGCCAGCAGGTACAACAACTGTATCAGCAATTACAATCAGGCGAATTGGGTTCACCTCCCGTATCACCATCTAGAGAAATGTTTGAAAATGATCCTTTGGGTTATATGGACGACAAGATGAAATACGACGAGGCAAAAGAATCTTACGATAAACAGATAGCAGGCTATCAGCAAGTTGTTCAGCAAAATGCAAAAGCTGAACAATTGGCAAAGCAAGCTTATATGAAACGTGAGATGGAGCAACTTCAAATCGCTATCCCTGAATTCTCTGACTCGTCTAAAGCGAAAGAGATCAAGAGTAAACTGGTTAATATTGGTGGTAAGCATTATGGTTATACAGCCGAAGAAATTGGGCAAGTTATGGATCATAGAGCACTTAAGGTTTTAAACGATGCTATGAAATATCAAGAGATCATCGCTGGAAAATCTAAAGCAGTTAAAAAGACTAGAAAAGCTAAACCCGTCTTAAAGGCAGGTGCTAAAAGGTCGAACAAAGTACAACCTGGCAAAGTTCGTGACCGCCAACAGGCGAAACTTAGAAATTCTGGAAGTATCGAAGATGCTCTAGGATTAATTTTAAATGCTTAACATAGGAGAACTATAATGGCACAACCATCAAATACATTTGATAGCTATGATATAAATGGTATTCGTGAGGACTTGGAAAACGTAATCTACGACATTTCCCCTGAGGAAACACCGTTCTATTCATCATTAAAGAAAGTAAGCGCATCTAACACTTATCATGAGTGGCAAACCGATGCATTACGTTCATCAACAACAAACGCTCACATTGAAGGTGACGAGACCGCAGGCGAAGCACGTACAGCAACAGCTCGCTTAGGTAACTACACTCAAATCTTTAAGAATGCGGTAATCATTCCTGACACGGATCAAGGCATAGATAAAGCCGGTCGTTCTGCGGAAATGGCATACCAAACGCTTAAGATTGCTAAAGAGCAAAAGTTAGACATCGAGAAAGCTTTGTTTGACAATAACGCTCGTGTGGCAGGTTCAGCTACTGCAGCTCGTGAATTAGCAGGTGTACCAGCGTACATGACTACTAACATCACTAACACAGGTAGTGGCGGTGCAGATCCTACAGGTTCAGTTCCCGGTGCTACAGCTCGTACCGACGGTACTGCAACTGTGTTTTCACAAGCAGACTTTGACTCAGCAATGCAAGCATGTTGGGAAGCAGGTGGTCGTCCAGACACTGTTTACCTATCTGCATTCCAGATGAACAAAGCGTTAGGCTTCACTGGTAACAATAACCAACGATCTACTGTTAAAGCAGAAAGTGAAAAGGTTATTAAGCACCTAGACGTTTACGTTACTCCATGGGGAACGGTAGAATTTACTCCTACTCGTGAAAACCGTGGTCGTGACGTATTTCTTATGCAATCTGATATGTGGGCCGCAGCAGTTCTACGTCCTACTAAGAACTCAGAGTTAGCTAAGACTGGTGATTCAACGAAACGTCAAGTTGTTACTGAGCTTACGCTTGTTTCTAAAAATGAAGCAGCATCAGGCGCAGTTGTTGACTGTACTACTTCTTAATAGAAGTTGATTTAAACCCCCATTTTTTGTGAACACGTGGGGGTTTTTATTATTCTCAGCAATGATTTTTTATAGTGATATAATAGAAGAAAAGTTTTAAAAAAGGTATACAGATGAAAACGGGCGAAAAAGTCACTTTTGATGCAACCAAACAAGAAATCATTGTTGAGAATACTTACGATAACCAATACTATCTCGATCGAGTGGAAAAGATTCGGAGAGAAGGTTTAGGTGTTCATGGCGAGAATAAACTCGTTGGGAGTCTTCCTATACACCTGATAAAGGAAGTTTGTAATAAACTAGGTGTTAAATGGGGTGACGTTGAAGCACGCAAAGATGTTGTTAAAAGAATGATATTAAGCGGCGATTTTGATAAACTACGAGTGTGGAAAGGCACTTTTTAATATAGGATATAAACTATGGCAGATACAACTACAACAACGTATAGTCTGACTAAACCTGAAGTAGGTGCGTCAGCAGATACATGGGGTACTAAGATAAACACTAACTTAGATACTCTTGATAATTTATTAGACGGTGGAGTACAAATATCACCTGACTTAACAGACTTAGAGATTGACGGTGTTATCGTAACAGCAACACCTGCTGAATTAAACATCTTAGATGGTGTTACAGCTTCTACCACTGAGTTAAATTATACAGATGGCGTTACATCTAATATTCAAACACAATTTAATGCTCAGTCCGATACTACTTACTCAGCAGGTACAGGTCTTGATATATCGGGCACTACATTCTCAATCGAGCCTGATTTAAGAGATGGTATTACCCATGTTGGTAGAGACGCTAATGATTACATTGAGATAGCAGCAGATAAGATTAGATTCTACCTAAACGGTGTTAATGTAATGAGTTGCGATACTTCAGGGAATATCATTGCTAAAGGCAATGTTACAGCTTACGGAACACCTACATAATAAGGAGTAAATTATGGCAATAACAGGCTCAGGAGTAATAAGCATACAAAGTATTGTTGATGAATTTGGCGGTACAGCACCCCACGGCTTAAGTGAATACTATAGCGCTGCAGCAGGTATTCCTGCCTCAGGAGTAATTACAGTATCTGATTTTTATGGCGCATCAGCCGCTCTTAGTTTGACTGTTACAAGTAGTCAACTTAACTTTGATCTATATGATGCTTTAGTTGCAGCAGGGCATAGTTCGAGTGCTATAGCAGGTGTTGCCATTTTTAATCTAACTATCAACGGTGGTGTCACTATGAAAGGCTCTAATACTCAAGGTAGTAATACTAGATTAGGAGATTACTCTTACAATACAAGTTATACTACGTCAGACCACGGTGATACTGCTGCAGGTGCATTTGGAAACCCAAAAGTACCAATGGGTTCGAGTAGTTCACAAAGAGCAGGAACGTCTGTTGGTGGTGTTGTGATAGAAGGATTACCTAATGGTTGTACAATTAATATTACAAATGCAGGAACGATTGAGCCAGGCGCAGGTGGTGGCGGTCACGGACCATGGAATAATCATGGGCCTTGGCATGGACATTATCAGCATTGCGGTGGCGGAACAGGTGGTGCAGGAATAACAATTATTGATGTTGATAGTGCAACTGTCAATCTAACCAACTCAGGCACGGTACGAAGTGGCGGTGGCGGTGGTGGCGGTGGCGGCTGGGGCGCAGGTCATAGTAGTTGTTGTCCAAAATGGGGCGGTGATGGTCAAGGTCATAACCGCTCGAACCAAGGTGGTGAAGGCGCGTCACATGGTGGAAACTCAGGCGGCTCGGGTGGATCTTGGGGAAATAGTGGATCAACCGTTACATCTCAAGGCGGCTTAGGTGGAACAATATTTGAATTAAGGTCTTGCTCTAGTACTTCTGTGAACCTTACAAATACAGGAACAACCACAGGCACTACCTCTAGAACCACAAGCAGTTGGAGAGCTTAGAGGTAAAATCTATTGTAATAGTTGGGGGCGGTAGTTCAGGATGGATGTCCGCTGCTCATTTAATAAATGAGTTTCCCGATAAAAAGATTACCGTAATTGAGTCTCCTAATTTCCCCACCATAGGCGTTGGAGAAAGCACTATCCAATACATCCGACCGTGGATGTACAATCTAGGTATTAAAGATGAAGATTGGATGGACGCTTGTAATGCAACATATAAAGTATCTATCAGGTTTGAAAATTGGGATGGAAAGGATGGTCATTTCCATTATCCATTTGGTCAACCTATCTATAATAATGATATAGACTTCGATTATTATAATTTTGCTCGATTAAAAGACGATATTCCTAGCAGTGAGTGGGCAGAAATATTTTTCCCTGCGGCTCTTATGGCAGAAAACGATTGCTTAGTTGATAAAATGGAAGGTTGGGATTTAAGTAAAAATTCAGCGTACCATTTTGATGCTATAAAGTTTGCTCAATGGTTAAAAAATGAATATTGCATACCTAGAGGTGTTGAATTAATTGCTGACACAGTAAGTAGCATAGATGTGGAAGGTGAAGGAATAATTAAAATTCATTGCGAAGAGCCTGAACATAGAAATGAAAACGCTATTGTTGGTGATTTATACATAGATTGCACAGGTTTTAAAGGAATGTTAATAGATGCTGTTGGCTGTAAGTTTAGAGATTATGGTTATGGACTTATTAATGATAGTGCCTGGGCAACACAACTACCAAAGACACAACCTAATAGGTTTTATACAAATTGTACTACTCTCAAAAATGGGTGGGTATGGAACACCCCTACTAAGGAACGCACAGGAACGGGATATGTTTTTTCTAGCAAATATACAAGTGCAGAAGAAGCTCGAAAGGAGTTTGAGAAACACCTAGGAGTCGATGAGAACGAATTAACTATGAGACTATTAACTTGGAAACATGGTCGTAGAGAGAAATTTTCATACAAAAATGTAGTTGCTATAGGTCTATCTGCAGGGTTTATCGAGCCATTGGAGTCTGGTGGATTATTTACTACACATGAGACACTGAAGGAGTTATCCAAATCTTTACAAAGAGGCGTATTTGGTGGTGCAGAAAAAGAGGGTTTTAATTTTGCAATGACCAATAGGTTTGATGACTTTGCAGATTTTGTAGTAATGCACTATCAGTTTGCAACGAGGTGCGATACTAAATATTGGATGGACGCTTCAAAAAGAAAACTAAATAATAACAATGCCTTAAATGAGTTCTATACCTCATCATACAAAGACTCAAGGACTATACCTAGTAATGCACATTATAATTCAATAGCATTCGGTTTAGGGTTTAACCCTGTGTCTCAATATGATGTAAGCTATGAAAAACTCTTTGCAAACGTAGACATGGTTGCAGATGGTGTGAAGTTTAGAAAATGGTTAAAAAATCGTCAAAGTAAGTGGTTAGATTATATTAAAGAAAATGCTATTAATAGATGACAATATTTTAACTAAAGAGGAAGTCAAGATCGTTGATGACGCGATTATCAATAATGATTTTTTCCCGTGGCACTATATGCCTTATTCTAGTTCGGCAAGTTACCCCTTCTATGGGCATATCCTAGTAACCCGACACAGTGAGGAAGAACCTCCTGTCGCTAGTTCGGACTGGTTCTTCTTTTTTAAAAAGATCATGAATAGGTTTATGATTAGGAATGATTTACTTATGGATGGGTACAGTGTTTTAAGGGCTTGTCTAAATGATTCCTTATCTTTCAAGGAAAAAAGTTGTGATATACATGTTGATTATCCGGAAAAACACATAGTTTTTATATTATACTTAACAGAAAGCACGGGCAATACGAATATCTATGCTGAAAAATGGGAAGAATCTAAGCCTACAACTTACTTGAATAAAGACGGGAGTAAAGATTTAAAATTACTAAAAAGTGTAAAGCCAAAGAAGGGTAGGTTATTATGTGTGGATGGTTTACATTATCATAGTATAGATTTTAAAAAAGAACTTGATAGAAGAATAATTTGCATTTTTGCTTTAAAGGAGAAATAGATATGGCATGGTTTTATAACGGAAAACAAATATACGGAACATGGATAGATTCGGAGGGAGCTAATCACCCTTCTACGTGGGATGAAGATTGGTCAGAAGAAGAGAAAAAAGCTAAAGGATTAATTGACAAAGGTGAAATTAACGCAAGGTTTTTTAATGATGATGGGACGAAGAAAACTTCGGATGAAATAAAAGCCAACGAGTTAGCTAGAATGGATGGACTAAGCACATTTATATTAGGTGCAACATGTAGTGACGTAATTAGTGAAGTAGATGGATCTCCTTTAGAAGAAGACATTCCCGAAAGCATATCCTCATCTAGAGCAGAGACGGAAGCCTCTCGTTTACAAGCACAATCTCTAATCTTAGAGAAAGATAACTTTGATGGTTTGTATGATTTAATTATGAATAGTAATAAGATGGTGCACGGGATTCATGTTCCTTCTGGCTCAGGAAGTTGGGGAACAGAAGCTATATCAGAAGATGCATTACACAGAAGACCTCCCCTAGGGACAGAGTGAACTCTATTAGTCACATAGGTGATATAGAACGGTGGAGTTTAAAAACACCTACGTTCTATTTGAAAAATATAAATAATAAAAAATTATCAGATGAGCTATTAACTAACGCTAAACGAAAAACGGAAGATACTACCTCAACTTTTTTTGAAGATTTTGAGGCTAACATTAAAGACTGCCCAACAGCATTAGACTTACTAGATTCAGTTCAAGATATAGCAACTGAATATTATGGAAATGTAGAGATGGTTGAGTGGTGGGCGCAGATACACCAACAAGGCGAAAGCACAAACCAACATCACCATCATCCTGCAACTACATCTTGGTGTTATTGGGTAAATATCCCAGTAGGCGCAGGTAAGTTTGTTTTTGTACTGAATGATTATGCAAGTGTTATGTCTGAGGTTGATCCTGTAGAGGGAATGTTAATGTTTTTTCCAGGATGGGTTTCGCATAAAGTTACTAGAAATTTATCGAAAGATTACCGGATCTGCATTTCAGGAAACATAAGATGAATAATCGGGATATGTTTTGGTATTTAAAATACATAAGCGCCATCATTGTTCTTATAGCGATTGCACTACATACGATACCGGAGGCTTATCCTATAAACGTGGTTGTACACTTGATTGGAGCAATCCTTTGGACTATAGTAGGATATAAGATGAAAGAAGGCGCTATCCTGCTCAATTTTACTCCTCAGATTCTTATTTTGGGTGGTGGATTAATATACTTTGAATAAAAGAGGATTATGAATGGATTTAGCAGACATTATATTAACCGTCATAGGATTAGGTACTACCGTTATCATTGCTGTTCTCAAGTCTATAGTAACGGACGTTAAAGACTTAGAAAGCTCGATGAATCATTGCCAATCGAATATGCCAAAGGATTATCTATTAAAGCAAGAATATAGAGAAGATCAAAGGTCACTAAAATCAGATATTAAAGAAGATATTACAGAGATCAAACATCTGATAGGTAAGTTATTTGATAAGGTAGAGGGTAAGAAATGATCAACGTCCCACAATGCATAGGTGATTGTTGGATTTTGTGGCCCTATTTAATGTGTGCATAAGGAGACGAGATGAGAACAGGTAAAATCATTAGAGGACGAAACGGAAGATTCTTAAAAGTAACAATACTTAATAAGATCAAATATTTTTGTAATTTCTTTATGACCAAGATAGAGACTTGGTTAAAGTGATGAGCTTCTTCATCAGAATATTATTATTAATATCTTTGATTGTTGCTTTTATGTTATCAGCAGGATGTAACTCACTCGAATTTAAGAATATAGCTAAGACAGGTGCAACTACTGCGGTTACTTATGCGATAGCTGGCCCATTACCTGCTGTTGTTAACTTAGCCACCAGTGTAGCTGTAGATGAGGTCTTACCTGACGAACCCAAGATAAAAGATGTAAAAACTAAAACACAAGCTGTAGCTCTTGTCGCTACTTCTTGGGGTATGAACGCTTTATATGCCTTTATAGCGTTCTTATTGATAACTAATATATTAACCCCTTTGTTGACTAAAAAATGGGGTTATAATGAAGCTAAGAACAAATACAGGAGAAAAGAAGATGAATGAGTTATTAGATAAAATTAGATCAATGAAGAAATCTACACTAGCAGTGATAGGCATATTCACGATTATTATTATTGCTAATCTACTTGGCTATGGTGGTGGTTAAATGAATAGAAAGTGTGTATTGGTATTTCTATTAGGAGTAGCCCTTTCTACTTCAACATACGCTTTCTTTCAACAGTGGATGGGTATGCCGCAACAAATGATGCAGCAAATGGTACAACCTAAATGTGAGTGCAAAGACGATTAGATGGTATATAATTAGATCGTCTGTTAGGCCCCTAATACTCTCCTCGTATTTCCTCTAACAGACACCTCTATTTTTCTGGCTCTCTCAATAATTTATTACACAAATCGATAGCTGCTTCGCAAGTATGATGCCTTGTAGAGTTATCTTCAATCAGATCAATTCGTTTGATCAATTCTTTTAATCCCGAAACTACAGTTTGACATTCCGTATGAGTGTGTTTAACTTTTAATATGTCTTGCATCTTTTTTGCGCCTCCAAGCCTATAATTTTACTGACATGTTCTCTTGTCATTTTTTGCATGCCCCTTCTCTCTGCTGCAGTTTTACCTTCGAGATCTTGGAGCTTAATAATCCTATCTTTCAATCTTTGTATTTCTTCTTCTATTGCATTTCTTTCCATAACTATTTTTCCTTATAATAACCTAAAGCATCCGACAAATGATCTTTCGCATAAGTAATAAAGTTATAAGAAAATTCTTCATCATAATCCCCATATTTCCCCGGGATCTCAGTAGTATAAACAAAGCCCTGTCCTTGATTTAAAACCCAGTCGATCACTTTGGCGACTCGCTTGTTCTTATTATAAACCTTTTCCCCTTCCAGGTCTTTAGGAACCAGGTGTTCTACTTGCATAGTCTTTTTAGTAATTACTCGATAGAATTCTTCCAATGCATCTCCCCTATTGTAATCCCTCTGATTATCATAGTCTTCGCCTATTTGAAAATCGATTAATGTTTCGCTCATATTGTCTCTCCTCTTATTGTTTTAAATATTCTAATAGCTCATTCTGGTTTTTTGCTTTTGAAGCAAGAGCCTTCATGACCTTTTCGTCCATACCGCCTTTAGCGACGATGTGCATAATCTTAACTGGTTTCTCTTGACCTTGTCGATGTAATCTAGCATTAAATTGTTGATACAATTCCAATGACCAATTTAAACCGAACCAGATGATAGATGAACCGCCTTGCTGCAGGTTAAGCCCATGACCTGCACTAGCAGGATGAGCAAATAGCAGTTTTATCTTTCCTTCGTTCCATAACTGTACCTCTACGCCCGATTTAGATAGACTAACACCTTGCGGAAAAGCTTTAGAGAGGCGTACGCGATCAGATTTATAGTTATATGCGATCAAAAACGTCTCATTTGGGTTATCTTCGATAATATCTTTGATTGCTTTAATCTTTAAATCATGTATGATGTGCGTTGCCCCTTCTGCATCATAGACTGCACCATTACATATCTGCAGTAACTTGTTTGCTAACGTCGCCGCACTTAATGCCTCAATGTCGCCTTTCTCCAAAGTGATCAAGAATTCTTTCTCAAGTTCTTTGTACTGTTCCTTAACCTTTTCAGGAAAATCAATATATTCAGTAAGGTCAATTCTTTCGGGTAGTTCTAGATAGTCCTTGGATGACATAGTAATACATACGTCCTTGATTAACTTCTGGATTTCTTTATCTGCTCCTTTGTTTGGTTCCCAGTTGTAACCCATGTAGCCTGATGGGTGTAGAAATCTAGATCTAAAGTTACTAATCGTGCGGCCAAGTCTTCGACCGTTATCAATCAGATACATCTGAGACCAAAGATCAGTGATGCTATTTGGACTAGGCGTTCCAGTTAATAGAACAACGCTCTTGAAATATTTGGTTACTTTTTTCAATGCTTTGAACCTTTGACTCTTCTGAGATTTGAACGAGGATGACTCATCAACAATAACCATGTCCCATTTCCATTTTCGTGTACGTACAAGCCAAGGAATGTTCTCCCTATTGATAACATGTATGTCTGAATCAGAATCAAGTGCTTCGATTCGTTTCTTCTCTGAACCAGTAGCAATTGAAATAGTTAAGTGTTTGAGATGTGACCATTTGGTTGCTTCTTGTTTCCAAACTGTATTCGAAACTCTGAGTGGTGCAATAACCAGAACATTCTCAATTGCGAAATCTTCTAACATATCTGATGCGGCAGTTAAAGTCGTAACGGATTTACCTAATCCCATATCCAGAAACAAAGCGCACTTACGATTGTCTTTAATGAACGCAAGTGCTTTGTTTTGGTAATCGTGTAGGTCAGACCTATCCATTTGCGGTAAGCATCTCATAAACGGCTTTGACTCTAGAGCGCCTTTTAACTTGTTTATCTTTAATCGAAACTATTGTTTGGGTTATGCCGCAAACATAACGTCTTCCGGATATGACTTGATAATGATTTCCTGCGACGATTAGAAAGACTCTTCCTTTGCTTCTTTCTTTGACTGTGTTCTTTAACCATCTAGCTAAGGTTGGGCGTTTGTTGGTATCTTCGCCTCCTCCCCAATATTGCATTTGATAGTCTATGTTGTAATTGTGGAAGAGCACATCTAACAGATCGCCTTCTGCAACGCCTGTGATCATTCTTCTTCCCGTATATTCCCTAAGGGCTTTTGCAGTATCTGCAGTATCGACGTTGGTTAATGCTGAGATGGCCGAAGGTCCACAGAATCGATTTGATCTGCGTCCTTGTTCTTTTTTAACATTATAGATCTTCATCATTTTATCCTTTTATTAACATCTTCAAAATTGTTGATGTTGAGCCCATTATACCGTACTCTTGACTATTTGTAAATCTTATTTGACAAATATATTCTTACCTTTTTCAATATCATCAATAATATACACCTCAAGATCTTGCTCTCTGATGCGGCTAATAATTTTCTCTTGTAACTTCGTAGGCTTCTTTTTAGGAGCTTTAAATTCTATGAATATGCATTTACCTGACTTGAGGTATATTCGGTCCGGTACGCCGCGATTTGACGGTGAGACAAACTTATAACTTAACCATCCTTGTGTCTTTGCGTAGTCACTTACTTTCTTCTCGATCGTTGACTCTCTCATACTTTATTTGTATCCCCAATTTCGTTAACATATCTATGCCTGACTGATCAGCATAGCCTTCCGAATATATTACCGTCTTGCAACTAGTGTTTGCAATTAATTTTGCACAGGTAATACAAGGTGCTGTAGTTAAATAAATTGTATCAATATCCATCGTATTATCACATTGCAATAATGCGTTTTGTTCCGCATGTGTTGCCATACAAAAATTTAGATTCATTCCTGACTCTTCGTCCTGTCCGCCGCAAGGGGTATGAATACAGTGAGGAAATCCTTTCGGTACTCCATTATATCCAGTAGCCTTTATGTGACCATAAGGGTTTATGATGACACAACCAACGGATCTACGGGGACAAGTTGATCGTGTAGATACTAATCGTGCAATCTTTAAAAAGTATTGGTTTCTGCTTTCTCTTCTCATTTTATAAAATACACACAGACTAAAACAATTGCTAAAGTCACAAGTGGTAATCTTACAAAACACGTATGGCAATTGTCCCACTTATCAAACATGTCTTTTTCAAATTCTTTTAACGAACGGCTAAGCTCTTTAATTCTTACTAACATTTTCTCTCCTCTTATTTAAATTCTTTATTAAAAATTTTGATATTTTCTAAAGTGTTATCCCTAACGCTTTTACTTCTAACCTCTTCTGACTTTAAAGCTAATTTGTCTCTATTGATAATCTCATCAGGTAAGACGTCCTTAAACAGTTCTTTTAGCACCTTTTTTCCTTTCCTAAGTTTAAAGCTTAGACCCAATGCATGCTTAACGATATAGGAAGCCATGAAAGGTGCTCGTAGTTCTACGACTGAACCCATCATGATGCGGTCTAATCTTGGATTGTGATAATAAGGTAATTCCTGAAACACATCTGAGTGTTGACTATCATAGTGATTGTTTCGTTTATAACCAGAGAAGAGCTCGTCTGCGCCATCTCCAGAAAGTACTACGTGAATTCCTTTATCTTTCAATGCGTTAGCTAATTGTGCCTGGGGTATAACACTGCCTAAATCTACAGGCGTTTGATTGCGGCGGATAGCTTCTTCTTTAGTAACGGAATAATCTTTAAGATCAATCTTTTCATAATCATCTGTCAAAAGCTTAACATATTCCTCTTCCCCGTTTTCAACATGAAAAGCTTTAATGTCTGGATCATGTCGAGTAGCAATTTCATAGATGATAGAACTATCCAATCCGCCTGATAGTAGTATCGCTGGCTTTCTCTTACCTCCCATTCTTAACTTTACTGAACGGAATAAACCTTCTTCAAGATCTACGTCTTCCACTTCTTCCCAATCCCAATAAGGCTTAATCTTTCCATCAACATAATAAGATCCGATTGGCATTTGTTTAATCTCTAGCCAAGGCGTCATTCCACCAATGTCATAACCAAACTTAGGTATAGCCGAAAAGAAAAGTTCATCCTTATTTGTTTTCCCTAATAAGCTTAAAGGATAAGGTTCAGAACAAAGAGCCTGCATATCTGTACGATAATACAAAGGCTTTTGAGATAAGTAATCAACGATGCCAATTAAACGTCCGTTATCAATTGCTGCAAAGTTCCAGAATCCATCGATCTCATGCAAACGTGATGTGGTTTGTTGTCCCATAACAAAGTCTGTAAATAGTTGGGAATCATTTTCAGATTCTAAATTGTATTTTTCCTTCAATTCTTTCCAATTAAATATCTCCCCTGAGAAAGCACCAGTAAAGTTTTCACCCCATCGCTTATTCCTTAAGGGTTGTTCGTACTTGGACTTTTCTAATGAAGTCATAGGTAAAATGTTATGAAGAACAAAAGCTCCATTCTCATTGTATACCGACGTCTCAAGACCACGATGAGACAAAGACTCTGTTAATTGTCTCACTTGATCCTTCCATAAAGGTTTTTCTGTTTTATAAACTAAAAATCCGCACATCTTACTCTCCTATAAGTTTAGCTAATGCATATTTGTCATTTTGAAAGCAATGAAAAGAAGTAGAGGTAAACATGATTGCTCCTGG